ACACTAAATCCAAATGTACCATCATTTCTAAATTTAGGAAAACATTTAGTAGATTTAGCTATGTCCTCTATTAGCTTTTTAGAGTCAATTTTTTTGTTTACAGTAAACCCAAATTCCCAATCACTATGTTCAAGTCTTGCTTCTTCATAGTCACTTTCATTTATTTGTTCAGCACTTAATCCTAACTCACTTCTTAAAATGTCATAAATAATATCAATAGGGTTTTGTATAAAATCATCTTGAGGTGGATTGGGGTGGTCGGTAAATGTATTTATCCTGCCATTTATGTTTGCATAGAAATCTTCTTCAAAAAAACCATCGTGCATAAAAAATGCCCTACAATACATTTTTTCAACAAAAAATTGATGATTACAACTCATTCCCTGACTTTCGCTTGGGAAAGAAACACTTCCACCCACAGGACTACTATTAGCACTAAACCAATTTTGAGAACCCCAATATACTGAAAATATAAATGAAGAGCTATATGAATTTTCATTCATAGTACTTGTGCTATCAGAAGTAAGGCTTCCATCTGTGTTTATAAATTCATATAACAGTTCAAAATCTTGATTTGATGCTTTTTTACTTAAAAAAATACCTAAATCACTTAGCTCATCTAAAAGCTGAAAGTTATTATATATGCTTTCTATTCTATAGAAAAAAGTCTTTCTAAAACTTTGCTCTGTATTAGGGTTTTCAACAAAATTAGGTGAATAGTCAAAAGAATATTGCAGCTTATATAATGAAATGTCTAAATGGTTAAAATCATTTGCAGGGTTTGAATCAGAATGAATAAATTCTTGTCCAATTTTTACTATATCTGAAATATTTTCAGCCTCAAACAACAAATCTACTGATGCTGCTTGAGCTATAGTGGGGGGGCTATAATTATTATCCAAAGGGTTGTATAACTTATAGCTACTTGGTTGCTGATAAAAAACTACTTGACACATATTTTCACTTAATGGACTTCTGTCTAATGCTTGTGTATCAAGAATATTATCACCTTCAGCTTGAAAAATCCTTTGATTTACAATAAATTTTTCTGTGCTTTGTTCATATTGGCTTGTTGATTTGAAGCCATAATCGGCAATTTCTTGGCTAAAAGCATCTTTTAAAACGTGTAAATATTGTTCATTACTATAAATTAATAAATTATTAGTTTCGTTATAAAAACTATTGGTGTTTGAAATTCCATTTATAGATTTGTAATCAGATACTAATAAACCATCTCCTGAAATTGGATTATAACTCTCAAAAACCAAAGGACATCTATCTACATTTCCATATACTAATGGAGTGTATTTATTGTGATATTTTTTTGGTATATTTTCATTTTCTAATAAAATAAAATCAGGATTAGGTAAATCTTTATGAGCTTCTTTTTCAGTTAAGTCTTCTAATTCTACACGAACTTTTTCATCATCATGGGATATTCTTCTTACAGTAGCTCTAAACAATTCTTTTAATTCAGAAGAGCTCTTAAAGTATATAATAGCTTCTTTATTTATAAGTGATGTTTCAGATAGTTGGTCAGAAAATCTTTCGCCCTTAAAAGGAAAATTATTGAAGTCAAGACTTACATTAGATATTTTAAACTTTCTTGATTCTATATCTATAGACTCTTTGATAGATGGGATGTTCATCAAGATTGGCTTACAATAATTACCATCAATAGTTACATTGTTTGTAGAGTAGTAAATGCCATCAATAACAACTACAGGATATAGCTGTGTATTTTGACCTTGTATATCGTCTGTAAATGCCATTAAGATACTCCTATATCAGCACCACGCCTGATTGCTGTTTTTAATTGGTCAGCCAACTCACCTTCTACATAATCTTGACTCATAACATTTCCTGATACATTTATAACTACACTACCTGCACCACCACCTTGATTAATACGATTCATTGCTTCTATCCCAACAGATTCTACTGCACTCCTTCGCATCACAAACTCACCTGCTTGTGCAAGAATAGGTACATTATCTTGTCCTTGAACTACCCCACCTGTTGCAAACCTCTGAACACTACCATCTTCTTTTATATGTCCACCTGTATGAGCAATGCCTAAAGCCCCAAAAGCTCCTGATTTAAATCCTCCTCCAAACATCGCCCCAACCCCACCTCCAAGCAGACCTGTAAATGCCATAGATAGTGCCATTTGACCAAGAACATCTCCAAGTTTAAGTTTGGATAGGCTCTTGCCTTCTATCACAAGTCTTGCCATCTCACTCGCTACCATTCCAATAGAATTATTAGCAATCTTAGCTCCAAAAGAAATTTCCTCAAAAGAGTCTTTTGTATCTTTGTCTTGCTTTAAAAGTTTATCTCTTTGCTCAAGAAGGCGAGAGTAAACAGCACTCAAATCTTTATTTTTTTCTGTAAACCCTCCTAAAGATTCAATTAAAGCTATTTGAGTATTAAGCTGCTCAAGTTGTCCTTCTTCAGTTTGAGAGTACATATTTCTTAAAGATTCAAATGGGTCTAATAGCATTGAAAATGCTTGCGTTTGGCCTTTAGCTAATGCTATTTGTTTTTGTAATTGGTCTGAAAACTTATTAGTTATATTATTTACGATTAAATATTCATGGTTTAACATTCTTGTAGATTCAGTTAATTCATCTGTTTTTTCTTTACCAATAACAAATCTGCCTATTAATTCTCCTAAAGCAATAAATGCTACGCCATATCCTGAAGCAATTAATGCCTTTCTCCCTATTTTTATAGAATTAATAAATGTTCCATTTGCAATCGCTGCTGCTATTATTTTTGCCCTAAGAGTTACAAAAGTTATTATTAAGACATCTATTGCGACCCTATAGCCCATTATTATATTTGTATCTGTAAAATGGACTGCTAAAGCTGAAAAAGAAGGTAGTAAAGCCTTGCCTATCTCGGCTCTCATATTAGCCATTCTTGCAGTTGCAATTTGAAGTTTAGCATTATATGAAATAACTTCAGAACCTACTGATTCAAGTTTCAATTCTGCTGCTTCCATTGTAGCATTAAGAAAGGCTTGTTTTTTCTGTGTGTCAGTTAGTTGGTCTTTTGTAACTCCAATTCTATCAGCATAATCTTGATATGCTTCATCAGACTTTACTATAATACCAATATTATCAAGCATAAGACGAGATTGCCTACCAATACCTGTAATAAGCGACTCAACAGACTGTTTGGTATCTTTGCCAAGTGCAGCACCAAGTCTTTGGGCTACATCAAACATATGAGCCATCTCATCTGAGTTCTTGCTTACTCCAAGTATCATAGCATTATTAGCCTGTTGGAATAAATCAAATTCAGACATAGTTTCATTTGTAGCCTGTGTTAATTTATCTACAGCAATAGATGCATTTTCTGTCCCACCTGAAAGATTTGTAAAAGCTCTTTCCATGTCTTGGACTCTACCTGCTTCTTTAGCAAACTGCCCAAGTTGCCTAATACCAAGCCCCATAGCAAAATTAAATAGCAATAAATGAGAACGCATAGTTGCAAATGAATTACCAAGCAGTCGATTATTCCTTAATGCACCATTCCCTGCTTTTACACCATCATCGACCTTGCCATTAAGCCTTTCCTGGGCAGCTGCTATAGCATTAATTTCATCCCTTAATTTTTTATGGCCTCTACCTTGAAACTGTATTGTAATCTTATTTTGAGCCATCTATCATATCCTTTTCTTTCTTTGCAAGAGCATTCTTAATCACAAAAGCTTTATCAACCCATTTAGCAGGTTGGTCACCATATGCTCCTTTGTATGCAGGAACTCCAAATTCCTTGCAATAAATATATCTTTGTATATCCTTCTGATGTCTATTACTGAATACCACATTCCTACAAGCAAAAAAGGGCAATTGAGAATTGACTGATTTAGCTACATCAAACTCATTACCCTTCATGTTCATTTGTTTTGTTTCCTCAATTAGTAGGTCAATTACGCTCCAAACATCTTCATCACAAGTAAACTCTTGTACAGGTCTTTTTCCATCGATTAAGATAGGTAATTGAGCCTTATATGGGTATTCGTGATACTGACACCCTCCACATCCATCAGAAATTACATTTATTTCTATTTGGAGGGCTTCTCTTCCCCCAAGAGCAATCCTTCTTGCATCTTTAGGAAGATTTCAGTCCTTTCTTCAAAAGATAAGTTTCTGATAAAATCATCAGAAACATCTCCATCCAGTCCTTTACGCAACCAAAATGTAATGGTTGAGTGCATCATCTTTACACCTGCTGGAGTACCATCTTCATTAAACTGATACTCTACTTTATCTAACATTGCATCTCTATCATCTAAAGATACATCTTTAAGTTCAACTCCTCTGCCTGATTCAAGTTTTAACTTCATTTTACCTCTTATTTAATTAACAGGATATTTCTACAAGATTTGTACCTGATGTAATGCCTGATCCAAGAGCTTTGACTGATACATCTAATCCCATAACATCACCCTCTGAAAATGCAACATTAGTCATAATAGACTTTTCAAACTTAAACTCAAAAGAGCCATCGCTTGGTGTGCCATCTACGCTCATAAGAGTTGCTCCTTCAGTAGCACCTGCTGCTTGATCATGAAAATTCTCAAACATAACATCTGTGTTGTCATCATACTTAATGTTAAAATCAGCAGTTGCAGATATTTCTCCAACTCTTGCACAGGCTTCATATCCAGTAGTTGTAATACCTGAAAAAACCATATCATTTTCAACAATCAATGAAAAAGAATTTACAAGAACATTTGATATATTAGCTACAGTTCTTTGTGCTGCAACCCAACTGCTCATAAAATAATTGTTAGATGATATTTCTGTATCTATTGTTAGTGCATCATCTGTAAGGTCTTCAGGAAGGCTACCTGTTTTAAATGTAGCATCAAACTTAATTCTACCACCTTCAGTTCCTGCATCACCACTCAAAGTTATCGATGTGCAAAAACAATCTTTAAAGCCTAAAGTATTTCCTGATGAAGGAGATATGTATGCTATAGATAGTATTTGATTTGCAGTTTGATTTTCAGTACCTGTTGTAAAGGTTTGTTGAGGTTGATTGGAATCAATTACATAAGGAACTGTATCACCTTGTGTAATGTTACCAAGTATTAAATCCAATACTTCTGTTGTTGCTGTGCCTGAAACTGATATTTCAATAACTTTTGCCTTGTTGTCTTGAAAAAAATCAGTAGCTTGCAAAACCCTGCTTCCAGTTCTATGCTCAATAACCTGGTTAATATTAAATGATGGAGTTCCTATAGAGTCAACGTCTACAGCTACCCATGCATTATCAGGTGTTCCTCCACTATTTGGGTTAAATGTACCAAAGTCATCTTGCATTGCAATGCAAAATGAAAATTGTTTTGGTGAGTAAGCACTTGCATTTACTGCCATGACTTAACTCCTTTCTTTTATTAATCTGTGTTTGCTAAATGTTGGCATTTCCATACCCAGCTTACTATGTAAGCATTTTCTTCCTCATCTGTTCCAAGTTCAGTTGACTCGAATCTACAATTAAAAGCAGGAGTGTTATCTGCTAGTGTCATTGTAATGTTGTCATGAATCAACGCTTCAGTTCTTGATACAAATCTTAAAATATGATCAAGGGAAGTCTTTTTGACATTTACCCCTGAAAAAACATAAAAAATATTAATAGTAAACTCTCTTGTTTCTCCATTAATATTATATTCAGACAATTCAGTACTTACAGGCTCAATGCGAATAAACTGACTGCCTGAATTAGTTTCTTCATCACCTATATATACAGGTAAAGTATTTCCATATTCAGTACGAAGGATATTCCTTAATTTATCAAGAATATTCTTCCAATTATTCTCAAATGTTCCACCTGATGATAGAGTAGGCATCTACTGATACCTTCTTGTCATTCTAATTGGCTTGAGGGTATTAGAATCAACTTCTTCTGAATAACCCATAACCTCTACTTCAAAAACATCATCTAAAGCAGCAGTAGAATCAAAATTTGTTCCTGCAAACCTAACCTGAAGATAACCTGCTAAAGTTTGATAATCGCCATTTATGATTTCATCAGTAACTACTTGATTGCCTTCATTCATACCAAGTTTATCGCCATCTTTAACCCATACAGAGTATTTAGCAGCACCAATAGCTCCACCTGTTGTAATCTGTATTTTAATTAAATCAAAAGTACCACCATAATGACCACGAGTATCTACAGGCCTAACTGTACCAGTATAAGTAACATCCCTAATAACACCTTTAGATGCATCAGCAGTATTTTGAAATGATAAAGCAGCCTTGCCATTGTTTAAGGCATCAATATTACCTTGTGCTTCTTCCATCATAGCAGAAGCCATTTCACTCGTAGGATCAGTAGCTCTAATCATAAATACAGCAGCCAATAAAGCAGTAGTCCTGATAATCATGTAATCAAAGTTACCTGACTTATCCTTTAATTGATTCTTTGGCAAGTTAGGATCTAGCTTTGAATCTAAATATCTACTTGCATCAGTTCTAAATTGAGTTACCATATCAGTAAACTCTTCACCTGCTTCCATAAGCTTGTCAATAGGTGTATTTGCTGAAAAGTAATAAAGCACATCTTCTGCTGAATTATAAAACCATTCACCTTCAACATTTAAATCAGTATGGGCAGATTGTGCTGGCCCTAAATCTTCACCATCTGCAAAAAGCTGTGTAACTAAACCACTATTGTGGGATGCATATTTATTAGTTGATACCTCTGTCCAGCCAAATACCTGAACTTTAGTGTCAAAATCATCTAACTGTGGGAACACTCTTTTTAATTCTTTATGGGTACAATAAATCGGTGCTACTGCCATTCATATCTCCTATAGGCAAGCACAAAAGTGCATATTAAAACAAAATCTGTGCCTGTAATTTAACTGATTTCTCCTCATATAAACAAATCTACCACATCTTGCAAGACCAGTATCTTGCCTGTGTCTTTGGCCCTGGAGTACTGCATCTATGCCTTGCTCTAAATGATTTACGTCTTGCAGGTGAAGACTTTTTGATTCTCATGTTAGGATCACCAAAAACTACCCTCTTAACCCTATTCCCACTACTAACATATACTTGAAACTTCTTTCTTCCATATCCTGCTTGACCTTTGCGAATACGAGATGGTTTATTTAGTCTAACTGACCTGCCTTTGAATTTAGGCATTTCACTTCTTCTTTCTTTTGTTCATCTTCTTTTTCTTTTTACCCATTTTTTTCTTTCCATAATGATATGGCATAATAACCTCCTATTTTCCTGTTTTTCTCATAGCTATATTATGAGATTGTTTAAATGTTTTTCCTTTTCTCATAGCAGCAGCCATTGTCCTTAAATGTGCTTTTGTATGATGAATTTTGTGTGTGGACATTTGTTTTTTTTGGCTTTTAGTAAGACCTTTTAAACTAATTCCTTTTAAATTTTTAGCCATTATCTAGCCTTCCTAACCTTACGTCTTGTTGATTTTGAATATTTAGCTCTTTGCTTTCCTTTTGCAGATGCAGCTCTTTTCTTTCTATTTTCATAAGCCTTCTGACTTTTAGTTAATCTAGCTCTAACTGATTTAGGAAGGTATCTTCCTCTTTTGCTTCTTGGCTTTTTCATTTGACCTTTAGAAACATAATCCCAGTCTTGCTTTGTCCATTTTTTTAATGATCGTTGTGACTTCTTCAGAGCCATTATTTATAGCCTCCTCCTTTGGCTTTGTACTGCCTTGCAAGCATCTGTGCTTTTCTTGCTGACCATTGGCCTGCTCTACCACCTTTAGAGCCACGAAGAATCTTATTAAACAATCTTTTTCTCATAGTAGGCTTGGTATAGTTACCTGCCTTATTTACTGTGCTTTTTCTTTTAGCTCTTTTTTTCTTTTTTGGCATTACTTAATACCCACTACGTCAATGGTTGTATTAATTTTTTGATTTACACTTCTTGCTGAAATAGCAGTTATAGAGTTGCCAAGCGTTGAGCTGAACTCTGCACCTCCTGCAAGAGCAGAGCCATAATTAGCACTTACTACAAAATGTGCATTAGGTGGGCATCCCTGTATATCTATAACACCTGTTTCATAATTGATTGTGCCTGTACACGCACCTAAAATATTCCCAAACCCATCATCATAAAACATCCCTGTTATATTAGGTTTTGAGATATTAGTTGTTGCATCAAAAATAACGTCATCAGGAAGTAAAGCAGGTACTGCTGCTTCTATATCTCCAACTGCCATTACAAATCTACCTACCCCAAATGGAGTTGTTCCACTATTAGGAGCTGATATTGCTATTGCAGATGTTGATAGGTGTTGCCCTGATGTAAATCTTATATCTCCATTAACTATCGCAACTGTAACTGCTTTTTCCAATAGGTTGCCTGAAGCATAATATCCTGCATCTAAAGCATCTTGTATCTTCTGTATAATTCCATCAGATCCACCAAATTTAGTATTACTTGATGTTGTAAATGATAGAGTGTAATCAGAGCCACCATCTACTGCTATATCAAAAGCATATGCAGTTGATGCAGCTAAACCTGATTCTGTTGAAGATGTAATACCACTCATGCCTAATTCTTGATAGCCTGCACTATAAAATTTACCACTAATAGAACCTGCAACTAAACCATCTGCTACTTCATTAGATTTTCTACCATATCCAAAGAAATTGAATGCCTTAAATCTGCCTGAATTATCTGTTTGTGCAGTAGAATACTTATCAAAGTCTGCATAAGCATTGAAGAATGGTAATCTAACAGCTACATCATCAGCATGAGTTGCAGCAGTTGAGCCATACTTGCCTCTTGTAATTGTAAGTGTACTATTAGCTAAATCTGCACCTGTACCTACAGCAGTAACTTCACATATCTCATTTTCTAATCTTATTAAATCACCAACCTTAAAGTATTTAGAATGTCCATCTTCAAGGTTAAGAGTTGTGTGTGTAGCATCAGAACCTATTGTATTTGCAGTAGCGTGGTCTACATCAGCACCACTATCTACATACATATTAGAATCAGGCACTTGATTGTCTAATGATTCACCATCAGCAGCAGACTGAGTGCTTGAATAGCCACATTGTTTAATGTTTGGCAAGAACATAAAATCACCTGCTCCTAGTAAAAAACTTTTATGCACAGTATTGCCATTAACATCAGGAGAGCCTGCTGTCCAAGATTCAGCTACTATTCTAACCTCTGCACCAACTATCCCTGAATTTTTAATCATTAAGGCTTTTGCATTGTCAAGGCTTCCACCACCCTTTGCAGCCTCACCTGTAACTAAAAGGTTAAACGTAGATGCGTTATCTACATCTGTTGTCAGCTTTATAGCAGTATCAAAAGTGCCTGTTTTCTGTGCAGAAATCTCACCATCTGCTTCTATATCTAAACTTACATTAAAATTTGCCATTTTCTATTCCTATCTTATGTGATATACTAAATTCATATTTACTGAATAATCAGAGTTTGTTCCATCTGACTTTATAAAAGCCATAATTACTTTACCTGCATCTACATTAGCAGTAGATACTGTAAGTTGCTGAAAGTATGATTGCTCATAACCTGCACTTGTTATAGTAGAAGGAGATACACAATGTTCTGCCCCATTAGATAAATCTCCACCTGTTGCACTATTAGATGTATCTATATCATAACTCATAACGCTAAATTGTAGAGTATCTCCACTTGAGGCATCTGCACCTACCCATACAGAGCAGGAGTCTATTGTTAAGTTTACAGGCACATAAAAAATATGCCCTACTAAATCATCTCCATTTAAAGATATTGTTAAACTTGAATCAGGAGTAGAACCTGAACCCATTTCTAACCTTGATTGAGTTTCTTGAGCAAAAGAAGGTACTCCTTGCCAATTAGTGTTTGTAGGCAACAAAGCATTACTACTAAAACCAAAATGCTGTATTTGTGTATTTACAGCAGTTTGTGTTAATCCTGCTTTTATTAAATCATTGGTTGAATCTACCACTAAAAGATTATTACTATCAGAATCTTGTACATTGAACAAAGCAGTAGTATCATCATTCTGTGGTTTAACTGTTAATACATCATCAGATATTGATATTGAACTTGCAGTACCTTCACCATCAACTACATTCCTTGTAGTAGTATCAACACCACTATTAGAATTGTTCATTTGTAAAATATCTTTATATGTACTTGCTTTTGTCTTACCTGTAAAACTCATTAATTAACCTCATATTCTAAAACAACTACTACATTAGTATCTGAAGATGAAAGTTCAGGGTCAAATGAAAATGCTATAATATCACCTAATACAAATGTATTGTCTAAATTAGTAAAATCAAATTCAGTTGAAGTGTCATCAACAGACATGGTTTGAGTTACGCTGCTTGTAGCAGTAGAGTTAGGCACTTCTGTACCTGTAGAAGATTTATGAAATCCAACAATAACATCATCAATCCTGTTCTCACACCTTACTACAACTTTAACTACCCTTCCATTATATGGAACTGGCATAGCAACAAATTCATTGTTAGAAGATGTTGCAGTCCTCTCAAATACATATCCATTTAATGGTATAAACTGCTTTGAGCTGTTTCCAAAAAACCCTGTGTTGATAATATGCAAATGTTTTTGTGATGAGGCTTTTACTTCACCTACTACATTTACATCACCTATTACATCTAATGCTTTAGTTCTTACTTTGTCATTAGACACCTCTAAAGCAGTCAATGTACCATCTGAATCCTTAACAGGTTTTAGATTGCCATCAACTGCTCTATCTATCTGTAAATTTTTAGCCATTACACTTGCAGTCGCATTTATCGCAACAGCAGCAACAGCTGCAATCACACTTACACATTAAAGTGCCTTCTTAATAGCAGTCTTAATAACACCTTCAACAGTATCATAAAGAGCGTTCATTATTTTTTCTTCAGTTTCTTCTGATATAAAAGGTATATCTACATTCTTATTTAATGCTTCTACTACCTCTTTTTGTAACTCTTCACCAAATACTTCATCAATAACCTGGTCGCCTAAATTAGCAAAAATGCTCATTTTTTCTCCTTTAATTGTTTAACTGCTTTTTGTAAGTTTTTAATCTGTGTATCAAATTTCTTTGGAGGATGAGAATCTTTTTCTAAACTCTCAACCCTTTCAATCAGCTTTTCCATCTTGTAGTCAAGATCATTCTTTTCAAATACATAAGCCATGATAGCTTTAACTACTTTTGGTGTCAATAGCTGGAGTATAACAGGAAACATTAGTACTCCTTCTTAATTTTTAAAATTACATAAATAATGTTAAGTATAATCAAAACCACTCCCAATGCTTCAGGAACTAATTGCCAAAAGTTTATTGCTAAAGTTCCCATGCTTGTACCAACAGCTTTTAAAGAATCGCTCATTTTTTTGGCTCTCCATCCATTAGTCTTGACAATATATCTTCAATACCTTCAATGTATCCCTTGACCTCTTCAACCTTCAATTGTGCTAACTTTATCTGTGAAATTAGAGCTACAATTATTTTTTCCAAACGATCAAAGTCCTCATTCATTTCCCTTGTGAGCGTTTCTTCCAGGAACTTGGTTCTTTGAATTATATACCATCCAAAGCCAATAAGCATTGCAATAGGCAACCCATATTGATCTATTAGAGTTAGATCCATTATTTGTTCCCATTTATAAGCTCACCCCAAAGAGATGTTTTTCCATTAATAATTTGAATAATATGTACTGTAAATAAACCTGATTGGAAGAAATCAACGATAGCAAATGCATGACTCCAATTAATCTTCCTACCACCAAGCCATGAATTTTTTTCATCGCTCATGTCTTTCAAGCAACCAATGCTCCAAGCACTTTTGACTCCATCCATATGAGTCACACTTGATTGTTGCAGGTCGTGATGATGACCATACATTACGTTTGATCCTAATCGAATCAGGTGATTCCTTGTGTGTTGAACCCCTGCGAAATGATGGCCATGATAAAAGTTTAACTTTCCTATTTTTAAATATTGTCCACATGGATGATGCTTGTATCCTCTCCCTTTTAAATCAACTGCCTTTTCAAAATTGTATTGTGTTAAGTATGGGTTTTCGAAAACAAACTTGTTCATCCAGTCATCATGATTCCCAGTTATCATATGCTTTTGCTTACAATTAACCTTATCCAGGGATTCATCAATGATGTCCATACCTGCGTTTACATCTTTAACATCTTGGTCTATAAATGGTAATTGATACTCTAAAGGTGGTCTTTTTCTTTTACTCCATTGCCAATGAGAGCATCCTGCCCATTCGCCTATGTCACCCAAATCTACATATATATTTGGTTTAACTATCTCTATTGTCTTACATAAAACTTTAATGCTTGGCATATCAGCCAAGGGGAAGTGCTTATCAGGTGTTACTATTGCCCTTTTTACTGGACTCTTCTTCATGTAAACTCCTTACGATATTACTTAACTCTTTAGCACGATTAGGGGTTTGTCTTGCCCACTTGCTATCAAGCATTTCATCAGAAGCCTTCTCCCAATTACCATCCTGCATGGCTTTTAAGGCCTTTTTAAATTTTGATACTCCAGTAATGCCAAGCTGATAACACATATTAAGCACAACTTCTTGGACTTGTTGTGGCACATCTTCAAGCCACTTAAACCTGGAGTTAGCGTTCTTTTGTAATTTTTCTAATTTTATAATAAGTAGCTCTTCAGCAATATGTTCAGGAATCACAAGGTCTTTAATGGCAAATCCATATCCAATAGTGTCAAATCCTTCTGTGCACTTATAGACGTGATCTACAAATCCTTCGTGATGTTTAATTTTTTCTAATAAGTCTTTCATGTACCCCTTAATAAAGGGGGCAGTTACCCACCCCCTTTACGATTTAATCAGTTAGCTTTAGTCTAAACTATCTGTTAATGCGATGATTCTTCTGTCGCCATCTGAATCAGCACATCTTGCAACTGCACCATATAACACATCAGCAGAAACTAAATCTGACATATATGTGTGTTGATATGATTGCTTAACATTTTGTGATTGTATTCCAAAATACAAAGCACTATTGTGAATTGCAAAACCACGAAGTAAATCGTCGTCATCAGTATCTGCACCACTTGAACCTGTATCAAAACCTGTCCAAGCTTTAGTAATACCTTTTTCTATATTACCTGCTGAAGCTGCAACAGCACCTGCATCCAAGAATACGCTGTTAGAAGCAATTACAGGCATACCTAATAATTGTCCAACAACTCCTGTAGATGCAAAATCTTGACCTAATGGAGCACCTGCAACACCTTGTGTAAATGCATTGCCAAAGTTGCTTGAATTAGCTAAAGCACCATATGCAGTTTTACCTAATACGATAGTCCATCCATCTGTATTGCCTGTCTCACCTATAATTAAAGACATTAAAGTTGAAAGGTTTGCAGGGGTTAATGATGCTGCTACTTCAACATTCATTGTTGAGTTAGCATTCACACCATCACCTGAACCAATAGCACTTGAAAGTGCATTAGCAACTGTAGACATTAAGTAGTTATCAACTGTCCTTGCAATAGCGTATCCCAATTGATTTGAGTAAAGATTAAACAAATCATAAGATGATTGTACTTTTACTGCATCAGGAATCCAAAGAGGAGCAACATAGTGCTCATCAAATTTAAGCTGTGTTGTTGTTGCAGTATCAGTACCTGAAACATCCATTGCAATAGTTTCAGAGTTTTGTGAAACAGCCTTTACGATAGGAACACCAACGTGTGGAAGATTAATAACATCTCCTGCACCTGCCATAGATGATAGGTCAGTACCTACACCTGTCATAACTGTATTTTTTTGAAATGAGTCTAATATTGCCTCGCCCCACATTTCAGGAACGAACTGATCTCCAATTGTATCAGCATCAGCATTGTGTGATGCATTTCCTTGCAATCCACCAATAAGTATATTAGAACCCAATGGGTCTGTCAAAGCCATAGCTTCTCCTTATTATTTTTTCATATTAAATTGTTTTACTATATTGCCCCAATTTGCCTTTCTTTCTGCATTAGTCATTTCAGAATACGTTTTTTTCATTTCAGGTGTTCTTGGCTGACCAACTACTTCAGGCATATTAGGCTTTACATTACTAATTTTATTAGTCACAAATTCAAGAGTTTCTAAATCTAATTTAGACATAGTTTCTCTTTCTTCTTCAGGAATGCTATTTAAAAGAGCCTCACGCTTTACTGATTCATAACTTGCCCACTTGTCAGCCTGTGATTTATACACTTCCATTTCACTTGCTGTTTTTTCGTACAAAGTTTTGAAGTCTTCTTTCTCTTTAAGTTTTGCCTCTTCAGCTTTTGCTAATTGAGATTGAAGTTCTTTAAGTTGAGCCTCTGCATCCTGTGACCTTTTACGATACTTCTTGCTTTCTGCAATTAATGCTCCTACATCGGTCTGTGTAGTTGCCTCTTGTGTAGTTTCCTCACTTACTGTTTCAGTAACTACTGGGTTTGTTTCTTCGGACATACTGCCCTCCATGTTGTGGTTTAAGATTGGTAAAACACAATATCTTGCATTTTACAGGTAGCATAAGTTAAATTACTTTGTTTGCAATTTGCAAATTTATTGGGATTAGCTCTCAATTCTATATGGATATAAACAAAGATTATAAAAAAGAATGGTTTGATTTTATGGGGTACAAGCCCCATTTAGGGCAATTGAAGCTACATTACCCTAAAAAAGATAGTGCAAGATTCTTTGTTATGGTTTGTGGAAGGCGATTTGGCAAAACAACAGCATCTGCAATGGAAGCTACATATATTGCATCACAGCCAAATAAAAAGATATGGTTAGTAGGGCTCTCATACGATAAAGCTGATCTTATGTTTAGAGAAGTGTGGCAGAAAATGGTAGTTGGTCGAGCAAATGATATAGAGCGTGCATCAGAAAAAGAACGCTTTATTAAATTTAAATGGGGAACAACTATTGAAGGTAAGTCTGCTGATAACCCTGATTCACTTGTTGGTGAAGGTTTAGACTTGCTTATAATTGACGAAGCAGCTAAAGTCAAAAAAAGAATTTGGGATATGTACTTATCTCCCACTCTTTCAGATAGAAAGGGTAAAGCTATATTCATAACTACCCCTGAAGGGTATAATTGGATATATAAAATATTTTTACTTGGGAAAGAAGATCCTTTATGGGAATCCCACCAAGCTCCATCCTGGAATAATCAATATGCATTTCCTGATGGTAAAAAAGATGCTTTTTTAGTTGAACGTAAAAGAAATATGTCAAAAGAGCTGTATGAGCAAGAATATGCAGCTAAATTTACATCTTTTGAGGGTAGAGTTTACCCATTTGATAGACAGTTAGATGTAGGCGACTTCCCATACAATCCTAACTTTCCAACTTTCTGCTCTATTGATTTTGGATATAGGATGCCTGCTGTTGCATGGTTTCAAACGCATATGGTAGCAGGGTTTTGGCATGTAAACATAATTGATGAAATTGTACATGAACAAAACATCAAAACTGACGAGTTAATTGAAAAAATCAAAGCAAAGCCATATTATGTTAGAGAATATTATGGTGATCCAGCAGGTATGCAGGCTCAAGGTCAGTCAGGAATGGGAGATATAGAGATTTTTAGAAGACATGGTATACAAATCAGAAGTGTGAGAGATAAAGTTTCAAGAAGTATAGCTTCAGGTATTAGTCATGTTAGAGGCTTCATAGAAAATGCACAGGGTGAAAGATTTGTGCATTTACACAGTAAGTGTACAGGACTCGCAGAGGATTTTGAAAACTATAGATACCCTGAAGCAGTCGATGGGAAAGACCTAAAGCCTGAACCCATAAAAGATGGCAGGAACGACCATGGCATGGATATGGTGCGTTATTTTTTTTTAAACAGATTCCCTATAAGGCAAAGAGAAGTTGGAGTAATTAAAAGATGAATTTAGCAGCAGAAATAATTAAAGAATCAATAAAAGATTACAAATTAGCTCAAGCAAAAGCAAGAAGGGATGAGATAAGAAAATTGCTTGACTATTACACAGGCACAGAAACTGAAAAATATATAGATGATTACTTTTCTGCTGATGCATTCAGAGAAATACCATTATACAATGCAAACTTTACAAAAAGATTTATTAATAAAATGTCAAGAATCTATACAGTTGGAGCATCTCGTACTGCGAATGATTCTTATGCAACACTAACACGCAAAAAAGATGCCAGGATGAAACACGTTGAACGCATGACACGTCTTGTAGGCACAATTGCAACGCAAGTTATATATCGTGATGATTTAGAAGTACCATGCTTTGACTATAGACCAGTATACTACTTTGATGTTCACCTTCATGAAAATCCATTTGTTCCTGAAGCAATTACATATCCAATACTTATGAATGTTAGTGATGTGTATAGTGCCGATAAATTACAATATGCATATTGGGA